TGTGTTGCTAGCCGAAAGGCCAAGCGTTAAAACTGGTGCATAGCCAGATGCGGAATAGTTAATTAAACCTAGGCCAGTGTTCCAGTTGGCAGTGTCGTTGCTAATTATCTGCTGCGTTGGCGCAATAGATTGTGCGTATCGCTTGATATTGGTAAGCGCACTAGACGTGCCAACTAAGAAGCGTCCCGAGCTGTCGATGCGGGCTTTCTCTCCATTGCTAGTTCCAAATTTAAGGGCGCCTGCGTATTGGTTGCTAATTACAGCATCACCCGTATCAAGGCCAACGAGTAAACCAGTTGACGTACCTGTTGTAGCATTTGTAATTAGCTGATAACCATCATGCAAATGCAACTTTTGGCTAACTGTCGTAGTGCCAATCCCTACATTGCCTGATTGATCAATGCGTACTCGCTCTGTTTTTGTTGTATTGGTGCCAGTTGCAAAGCTAATCCAGCCAGCGCCGGCAAGTGTAGTTGCACTAGATATGTATGCATAAACACCAGGGTCGGTGCTATCTGCTGTATACCACTCAATGCCTCCAGTTGTTTGAGAGTTGACTTTTGTTGTATCTGTATCAGTAAAACGAAGTCTATTATTCGCAGCAAGTGGATCTGTCCCTGGGGTGTTATTGTTTGCCGCAAGTTCAAGCAATGCATCAGGCGCACTAGTCCCCAGACCTAAGCGGCCATCTGATGTGATACGAGCCTTTTCTCCTCCATCAATGTCAATACGAAAAAACGAAGATGCTGCGACATTTCCTGAATCAACATCAAAACGCAATCCCGTATCTGAGGCAGCAATAATGTTGTGATACAGTCCGCTAACGCTTGTATCTTCTAGTCGTATTGTGGAATCCGCAGCGGCGATGTGCAATTCCTCTACGGGACTCGCAGTACCAATCCCTACTTGCCCAGTCGCGTTAATTCGCATCCTTTCAACAGCGGCAACTCCGGAATCTGCCGTGTTAAATGTCAGCGAAGAAGTGCCACCACCTGTTCCGTTTGCAATAGTGTTAATACTTGCATGAACCCTTGCTCCACCAGTTGCGTCAGCACTGTAAAAACTGAGACTTCCCCAGGGCAGTGTTGTGGACCAATCCGAGGCACTGGTACTAGTTGCAATACGAACTTCAGTTGGCGTGGGTGATGCACTGCCGGTTGCAGAAGAAACGTGCAATAAGGTATCAGGGCTAATTGTCCCCAGACCCAGGCGGCCACTGGAGTCCAGGCGCATCCGCTCGGACCCATTAGTTGAGATGGCTACGTTGTTGGCGGAAGGTAGATAAACACCGTTGGTGGGGACGGTGCTGCTGCTGGGGATAAAGCTGGCAGCGGTGCTGGTGCCGGTGGTCGTGGTGTTCTGGCTGCCAAAGTCCGGGCTGATCTTGGTGCCAGCGATGGCGGCAGAAGCGTTGACGTCTGCGTTAAGGATGGTCCCATCAAGGATCATCGTGCTGGTGACAGTGCCGGTATCGCCAACCGTTACAACGTTGCTACCACTTTTGGTAAGCGCACCAGTAACAGAAACAGAGCTATCAAAAACAGCGGCCCCGGTTACATCAAGAGTTCCAGGAACATCAATGTTGCTTGTCCACTCAACACCAGTGCCAGCAGCATCAGTTTGGAGAAGTTGACGGGCAGACCCATCAGCCAACTTGCTGACAGCAATTTCAGCAGTGGCAGAAATATCCCCATCAACAATCGTTGCATCAGCAATCATCGCGCTGGTCACGGTGCCGGTGTCACCAGTCGTGACCACCGTGCCAGTGGTATCCGGCAGGGTAATGGTGCGGTCAGCAGTTGGGTCGGTGACCGCAATCGTGGTTTCGAAAGCGTCGGCGGTGGCGCCCTCAAAACTCAGGCTGCCGGTAGTGCCGATCTCCAGGTTGCCGGTAACCGTGCCACCGGATTTAGGCAGTGCAGCATTGGCCAGGTCATAGGCCGATTTGACTGCCGTGCTCGACGCAATCGTAGTTGAGCTGGTGGTGCTGGTGCTATCCGAAACTTTGGATTGCAGGCCGGCAGGCGTGACGGCGCGGTCGGTATCAGTGCCGGTCTGAGTTTCGGCGCTGGTGGCGAGTTCCAGCAGACCTTGAACGGTTGTGCTGCCGATAGGAGTTGCGTTTGTCCAGCTGGCGCCATTCCAAATCTTGACGCCGTTGGGGGTCAGGCTGTTATCGAGCCAGACTTCGCCGGTGCTGTTGCCGCTGCTGCCGCCGGTTGCTGGGCTGGCGTTAGGTGCAGTCGTGCCAACGTGAACAGGGCCGACTTTGATAATGGTGGCACCAGTGCTGTCCTTGAAGAACAGGCCGGGACTGGTGGTATTGGTGTTAAGGGCGATTTGGCCGTCGGCAATCGAAGTCGTCGGGCGCTTATTTGCAGTGCCGCTGCGAAGAGACTTATGCGTCGAGGCCATTCCCTTAACTCCGGTAGGACGGGATTACTGGAGCAGTCTAGTATTCGCCGTCGTCAAGTACCACGTCGTAGGTCTCAAAAACGTACGTGAAGTCGCGCCAGGCGGTGTAGTAGTTGGCGTTTTGCAGTTTTATCAGGACGTCGCCGGGTTGCCCGCCGATGGGGACGTTCTCGGCGCTATAGACAAAACTTTCTGTGCGGTGTGACATCAGTAGGTGCCATCGTCAACCACACCGATTGTCATTTCACCCGTGCTGTTGTCGACCAGCACTTCGGCAGATTCGAGTACCACGCCGATTTGCGAGGTGGTGGCGATTTGAGTGCGGCCCCACAGCAGTACCAGTGCATCACGAACGTCCGTCACACCGGTCATGTCCGGGGTGAAGTACGTGCCATCCGACAGAATGTCGTAATCGTTGAAGGTGCCGGTAGCACCGGAGACCACGGCAATCTTGGTCCAGTTGGCCGTGGTGCCTTGGCTGAGAACCCAGTCGCCGACTGCCAACGATGCAACAGGAGCCGGCGTGGTGCCGGTGCCGGCCACTGTTGTAATCAGATAGATACCGTTGTTTTGGGGGTTGGGTGCGCCGAGCGCTTGACCCACAGTCAGACCGGCTTCGGTGCCGTACTGGTTGAGCGTGGCAACGGTGTTAGTGCTGGCGTTGTAAGTACCACCGAAACGGATGTTGAGTTGGGTGGGGCTGCCATAGCCGACAAGCAGCCAGTAACCGTTGGGAGTTGGGCTGACTGTGCCAACCCAGATGTAGGCCGAGCGGTCGGACGGGTTAATCCACCACTGACCAGCAAACTCAGGTGTTGGAGCGCTTTCGCTGACTTGGGCGATGCCGTAGTCAGCCAACTGGGCAGCAGTAACGCTGTTGTTGGCGAGGAACGCACTGGTGAAAGTGCCAGTCGTAATCTTGCTGGCGTCAAGATTGGGAATATCGCTTGAGGCCAGGACGTCGCCGGTGACGATGTGCCCTTGGGCGTCAATCGAAACTTTGGTATAGGTGCCGGCAGTGGCGGCGTTGCTGTGGTTGAGAACACCACCAGCGGTTACGGTTAGACCGGTGCCTGGTTGAATTGCGCCAGTTGCACCAGCGGTTGCCACCGGTAGATCGGCGGCAACCAGTGCGCGGAATGTTGGGGTTGCGCTCGAACCGGTGGTGGGACCGGCAAAAATGCGGTTGGCCGCTTGGGTATCAAGGCCGGTGGTAATTGTGGCAACGCCAGCTGCACTGACCGATGCGCTGAACGTAAGCGGCGTGGAATCGGAAAAGACAAAGCTCTGGACGCCGCCTTGCTGGATCCACGCCGTTCCATCCCAGGCGTAGGCCAACGCGGTGTTGGTGTTGAACCACTGCTGACCTACAAAAGCGCCGCTGCCGCTGGGCGTGTTGCCGGAAATGATGGTGCTGGAGTCAGCGGCCAGTTTTGCGGCTGTCACAGCCGCCGCGTTGATTTTGGCGGTGGTAACGGCGTTGCTGGCGATCTTGGCGGCAGTAACGGCGTCGTTGGCGATGGTGGTGGCAAACGAACCAGTGCCCGAGCCGGTGACGTCGCCGGTCAGCGTGATCGTTTGGTCGCCGGTGTTAGTCCCAGAAGTGGTGCCGGAATGGGTGCCGCTGAACGTGCCGGATTGAGTTGCAAGCGTGCCAAGACCCAGCGTGGTGCGGGCGGTCGCGGCGTCGGTGTCGTCAATCAGGCTGCGGCCAAAGCTGGTCAGGCTTGTGGTGGCGTAGGTGTCGCTGGCCGTGGTGTAAACGGTTTGGTCGGCGCTGGTGGTCAGTCCAGAAATACTTTGCAGGCCGGCGTCATATGCCTGGACGTCAGTTCCAATAGCGACGCCGAGGTTGGTGCGGGCAGTGCCAGCGTCAGAAGCACCGGTGCCACCATCGGCAACGGCGAGGTCGGTGATGCCGGTGATCGTGCCGCCCGTGATGGTGCCGCCGGTAATGGCAACTGCCGTGGCATTTTGTGTGGCAATAGTGCCGAGGCCGAGCGTGGTGCGCTGGGCAGCTGCGTCGGCGTCGTCAATCAGCGCACGACCCGCTGCGGTAAGCGGAATTTCCTCAACAACGCCCGCGCCAGCAGTGCTACGTCCCAGCAGCCGGTCGGTGGCGCTGACGTCTTGGATTTTTGCGTAGGTGACTGCACTGTTAGCCAGTGCGGTCGTGCCGAGTTTGGTGGTGCTGCTTTGGTTGAGCTTGGCGAGGTCAATGCTGGAGCTGTCGGCAAGGGTGGCGCCGGCTTCAAACAGGTCTTTGGCGGTGACTTTTTTGGTTTCGCTGGCCGAAATATCAACAATGGGCAGGACGTCAACAGCTGCGACGTCGGCCTCGTTGAGCTGTGTTAGCTGTGTAATGCGCTGGTCGGCCACGCACCCGCTCCAGGTCTGGGAAGTCTGTTGCTAGTTTAGTCGGTTACTTCTGTCAGCAAGAAGTCCAAGTTCTGCTGCAGGCGGAGGCGATCAGTGTCTTCTTTGAGGACGTAGCCAGACGGTTCGCCAATCAGCAGGCGGATTTCGCCAGTTGTTACGAAGTCGATGACACAGTTGATGGCCTGGTCGCTGCGAACTTCGATTCCGGTTTTAGTCACCATGGCGTTAAATTCGTAGTAAATATCATTTGTTTTTGTGTACACAGCATCTTCTACAAGTTGCAGAGCGCAAGAAAATTCGCTACCAATATCAGTACGGTTAATAAGTTGAAGCATCAACAAGGAGTTTTCCGTTAGTCCGCTGTTTTCGGTGTTGAATAAGCAGTCGATTGATCCACTGCCCGAAATAAGGCCGGCGGAATACATCTGCCGGAAGCGGTCGGACATTGTGGTAGTGTCCATTGCTTCACGGTCGGTGTTAAACGTGTAGCCGGTTACATCACCCAATACACGTTCCACGGAACCGTAAATTTGCACGTCTACAGGTAGTGCGCCGCCGGTAAAAGTTTCTAAGGGATACTCATAAGTGCGGTCGTTATTGATAGCTTCACTAAAACTTTCAAATAGGCGAACGCCCCCGATACCATTGACATTTGCGTAGGCCACTACCGTGTTTTGAGTTGCGCCACCGCCATCCGGCCAAGTAGAAGTCGGCAGAAAATCTAGTCCTCGGGGATCTGCGGTGGAAATAACTAATTGGTCGCCCGTCAGCAAGTTGTCGAGAGAACCCTCCAGGCCAAAACGATTGAGGGTCGTATTTACGTCCGCTGGAAGGATGGACGAGACAAAACTGCCCGGAGATTTACGGCGCAGTTTGATTTTGCCGTAATGCCCTAGGAAGTAGGTCATGCGTCAACGATCTCACGGAAGGGTCCGTCAACCGTGAATTGCAGTGCCACCGAAGACAGTTCGCCGGTGCTGACTTGCAGCGATGCGTTGGTGATGTAAGCGTTAAAAGCGATGTCGTCTTTGATGTCGTTGCCGCTTCCGGCAGTTTGGCCCACGCGCAGGACCATACCAACGCGATCACTTTCGGTGACGCCCGTGGTGGACGTCTTCATGATCCTGTTCAGAAACTGGTCAAATTGCGTGCCAGGTTCGGTGCTAACGGTGCCTTCGCGGCGGTAATACAGCAGGGTGGCGCTGCCGGAAGCGCTGCTGGATCCAGGTGTGTAACTTTTGACGGCGGTGTCGACGGTGGTGGTTTCCAGCAGTTCGACGGTGGTTTCCAGGCTCCAGTCGCGGAGTTTGAGGGCTTGCTCGGAGGCGGCGGGCGTTACATCGCCAGTGCCGGTGCTGGTCAGGTACAGAGCCCCGGTGCGTCCGGTGTAAAAGGCCATTGCGGCAATCCCGTTTTCTTATGCCACTTTAGCGGCGGATGGTAAACAGATTATCGCTGAAGTCGGCAATAAGGGATTGGCCGTCAGTGGTGCAGGGGTAGATGGTTGCCCGAACAGTAATCTCGCCTTCCTCATCCATCTGAACTTCGCTGACTCGGAATATGCGGCGGGTGGTGGTCTCCACGCCAAGCACAAACAGGAAGTTTTCGTAGTCGGCGAGCTGGGGTGCTATGCCGTTGGTGACGGTTACTGTGTTGACGTCGATCAGACCGCGATCACTGCGATACAGGCGGAAGTTGTAGGTGCCCGACGCAAGATTCGCGTCCAGTGGAACGTTGAGTGCTCCACCAACGCCGATTGTGCCGGTGCGGATAGCGTCCCAGCTGTTTTGGCCGATGTCGACGTAGACAAAGGCGCCGGGTGAAATTGGGTCAAGGGTTGGGTAGGTTTTAAACTCGATGGCCTGGCGGACGTAGCGGCGCAGGTTGCAGATCAGTTTTCCAAACAGAATTGCCTGCTCCGGGTTGGTTACATACAAGGACAGGTCAAAAGTTTGACGAATTGCATCTATCTCTAACGTGTCG